CGGCGGATTTCGTCTTCGGTGTTCACTTCGTTTCTCCTCTCAGATACCCCTGCAGTCTCTCAATCCGCGCCTGGTGATACGCGCACATTGCGTCGGCGTACTCGGCTGCGGACTGCGCCTGCAGCAACTGCCGGCGGGCGTCGTCCAGTTCCCGTGCTGCCAGAACCTCGGGCGGCGCAGGCCGGAACAGGCCCGCGAGGAATTCGCGGGCGGCATTCATGGCCGGTTCTCCAGTTGCCGGCGCTCGTATTCCTGCACATCGGCCAGCCGATACCGGATGCGCGGGCGCTCGCCATCGCCGAGGCGCAGGAACGCAGGCCCTCCGCCAGATGCGCGCCACTGGCTCAGGGTGTTGAGCGCGACGCCCCAGCGGATGGCCAGTTGGGCGGGGGTGATGAGGTGTTCGCTTGGGGGTTGGCTGGCGGCGCTCACAGTGCTCCCTCCTCTGCCTGCGTGATCGCCGGATCGGCCGGCACCGACTCAGCGCGGATTTCCTCGGCCCTGCGCTGCACTGCCAGCACCACGCGGTCGCGGTCAGCGCCCTTCGGGACGCGGCGCATCTGCGGGCGCAGCGTCTCCAGAAACTCCAGCGTGCTGGCAAGCTGGATCTGCTCGATCAGGGCCTCCACGTCCACTGCTGGCGGCGGGGGCGGCGGGGGCGGCGGGGGTTCGACCACATCGGCGTCGCCCATGTCGCGGACGGGGCGGGGCGCGGGCTCCATGTCGGCAACCTCCTCCGGGGTGTAGGTGCCGACGACGACGCCCGGAAACACGGAGCGGATGCCTTCAGAAATGCAGCGTGCGCGCAGCATGGCTCGGGGGTACTGGTTCCACGTTGGGTTCTTCGTCAGGCCGGCACGCTTGGCCATGTCGATAGTCCACTCGATTTCGATGGACCCGCCCTGCGCGTGGGAGAAAACGCCGGCCACCCGCGTATCGGTCATGGAAGACCACGCCACCTTGCCGCCAGCACTCTGGAACCTGGCCAGCATGGCGTCAGCCTTCAGCGCCGGCCGGCCTTGGATGATGTGATATTCCTGCACCGCCTTGGCGGGGTGCAGGCCCTCAGCTTCGCAGATTGCCATCAGGGCAATCGCTTGCTCTTTGGTTCGGACGCCGAACAGGCCCGACTTGCAGAACGCCTCTGCAAGTTGAAGCTGTTGGTCGAACGGGACGATGTTGCTCACAGCGAACCCCCCTTCGATGCCGTCACCGTCATCGGCACCCCGGCGTCCTCGATCATCGTGCCGGCGCGGCCACCGGCCAGCAGGTCGTCGGGAGTGGCCTCGCGCAGCAGCATGCCGGCGGTGATATGGCGACTGACCTCGCCCTTGCTGGTGGCGCGGATCAGGCGCGTGGGGCCGCTGCCGGTGCTGACGGCGTAGATGCGAACCTTGGTTTCGCGGGGCTTGCGGGGCTTGATGATGCTCATGCTGATTTCCTTTCGATTGCGAGGCGGCGAAGTGCCTCGACTTGTTGCGCGACCTCGTTGAGAAACTCCGTGACCTGGCGCTCGAGGTCGGCAACATACGCCGGGTCACGGGTGATGCGCTGAATGTGCAACTGCAGTTCGGCGGGCATGCGGGGGTCGTAGCTCACGAAATCGCACCACTGGCGGCCAGTGATCCACATCTGGCCCTGCACCTGGGCGGTGTGCTCTGCCGGCATGCCGTTGAGCAGCGTGTCGATGTGGACGCCGGTGTTGAACGGGCACTTGATCTCGATCAGCCCGTCCCAATCCACCAGGCCGTCCGGGCTGCAGCCTGCCATCAGGACGTCGTGAGTCACGAAGCCGGTTTCCTCCACCGCCACGCCCGTGCGCTGCTCGTATGCGGCGCGGGCAGCGGCTTCCTGCTCCGTGCCCCAGCGCATGGCGGCGTTCTCGTAGCTGGGCACGGGCTGGTTGGTCAGGCGCTCCACCACCAGTTCCGTCAGGTAACGCTGGCGGTCGGCGGCGGGGTTGCCGTTTTTGAGGCGGGCCATGACGTCCTTGAACCTGCTGGCAGTGGCCTTGCCGCAGCGGGCGGCGTACCAGTCGTCGGTGCGCTGATCTGCGGTTTCGAGGATCATTGGCCCTCCGCTTTGGCGATGGCGGCGCGGGCAATGCCGCGAATCTCAGCCTGCCGAGATGCGTAATCGCGTGCGGCGTGTTCTTCATCGCAGCAGTCCGCGATGCTTCGGAGCGCCTCCAGCAGCTGATTGCGCTGCGCATGAAGGCGGCGCAGTTCGGCGGCGGCTTTGCGGTACAGACTCTCAAGATCGGCCTCAATCTCAAACAACTCAGCCAGCCGCAGTGCTTCGGGTTGTGTGCTCATCGCGCGTCCTCCTTCCACCCCTCGCGGTCGGCCAGTTCGTCTTGGTCTTCCTGCTCAGCGGTGTAGATCGCATCCTCGATGCCGCCGGCCACGCCGTCGAACATGCGGCCGGCAGCGATCAGGTCGCCGTGGCCGGATTGCTTCAGCACCTCGGCCGCCTCGTACAGCGCCACCAGCAGGTCGTGAGCCTGCTGGCGGTATTCGTCCACCAGAACGCGGGCGTCGCAGATGCGGAGGTGCGAGTACTGGTTGCTCATGCTTCCTCCTTGATCGGCACAATGACGCGATCAATGCCGCTGTGGATGCGCAGCGTGGCGGCGGCGGCGAAGGCGCGCGCATTCAGCACGCCAATTTCTGCCGGCGTGGCGTCGTACTTCAAGTTCTGCACTTGCTGCAGCACCTCAAGTACGTAGGCAACGTCGGCAACGCTGAGCGTGCTTTTCGTTGTCACCATGTTAGAACTCCCCCGCGTGGCGCGATTCCCACGCATCAGACTCGGCGCGGATCATGTCCTCGGCAATCTCCGCGATGCGGGCCTGCTTTGCCCGCACGAACCGCTCGCGCAGCTCATGCCGCGCCCGCAGGCACTGCTCTGACGTGCCGGCAAGGATGACGGCAAACAGGGTCACCGCGTTGCAGCGGGACATGTCCTCGCCCACGTACTCGACGCCGATGGCCATGCCCTCGCCGGGCCAGCCCTCGCAGTCGGCGAGCCACAGCGCCCAGTCGTCCGGGCAGGCCAGCAGGTGATCGCGGGCGTCCGTGATCCACGGGCTATCATCGTCTGCCAACATGGTGGGCCAGGTGGCAACGTCGCCAAGGCCAGGGATGTTGCTGATGTTCACTGTTATCGCTCCTGTTATCTGCGGAAAGCGCCGCAACGCCTGAGCATCATATCGCAGAGTCGCGCAACGTCAACGGTTATCGTAAGACCCTGCGGTTTACTCGGGATAGGCGCGGAGTGCGTGGGGCAGGGCTATGATCGCCGGCATGGAACTGACACCCCGACAACGTGAAACGCTCGCCGCCATTGAGCGGCTGCAGCCCGTCAGCCGCAGAACCATCGCCCGCGCGCTGCACTGCCGCGAGGCGACGGCCACGCAGCACCTGGACGCGCTCAGGCGCGCCGGCCTGATACGGCCCAGCAGCGTCGGGCGCTATTCGTCTTGGATGCTGGCTGAGCAGCGCAACGTAGCCGCCGAGCGGGCTATCGTGCAGGCCGCCAGTGTCTGGGAGTATGCTCGGCGCATGGGAGGAATGGCATGACTGAATGGAACCCCGGCCCGCCGCCAGTGGTAGGCTGGTATCTGGCGTCGGTTTCCCGACAGGGGCAGTTCTACCGCTGGTGGGATGGCAAGTTGTGGAGCGTGGTCGCCACGCCTTGGTTCGACGCCGAGGAAGCCGGCGAGATTGCGGGAATTCCAGCGCCGGCCGATGTGCAGCGGCGCATTTGGTGGGCCTGGCCGGAGGGGAAAAAATGAGCGACAGAGAACTGCTGGAGCTTGCCGCGAAGGCGGCGAAATATACGCTCGGAAGCACAACGCTTGACGACGACTATTGGAACCCCATCACCGACGACGGCGATGCGCTGCGCCTGGCGGTTCGGTGCACTCAGTTGTCCGGCTTCTATCGATTTTTTCGGGCATGGCTTGTTGCAATGAAAACAGAGTCCGGCGATCCCACCGACCCCCTCGCCGCCACCCGCCGCGCCATCGTCCGCGTAGCGGCAGAGATTGGG